TTTGATATTCAAGAAGGGCAAATTTCCGGACGCGATACTGAATTTGAGTATCTTGAACCTATTTTGTTCAACAGCGTTCTTTAATGTGAAATCAACTATTAAAAGAGGTACTCTGTAAAAACGGAGTGCCTTTTTTGTTTATTAGAATTAATATAAAAATTGAAAATTATGATTGAAAAAGAACACGCTTGTACATTTAAAGGCGAAAAGTTAATTGTAAAATTCCCTAACGTGGGGCAGCTTCTAGATATGGAATCAATGAAGTTAGCATTGACTAATAATCGTTATGGTTCTATGTCGGCTTCCGGAATTAAATCAATGTATTTAGCACTAGATTTAGTGGACGCAATAGTATTTATTCAAGTACTTTGCCCTAAAGTAAAGCGTATGTTGGAGTTGGAAGATTACACAAAAATGGATCCTTTGGCCGCTAAAGAGCTTATTGAGTTTTATAAACAACAATTGTTGCCTTGGTACGAATCAGTTTCAAGAGAACTTTATTTATCCAGCGAGCCAGATGTTGCAACAGCAGAAGACACTGAGAAGGAAGGCGAGTGAGTTTTTAGAACAATGGCATTCCTTCCCAATAGATTATTGGTGGAGAAAAAAATATAATGTGCCATTTGGTTCCGTGACTCATCGTGAAATGAACTTCATAGATATGCTTATCGACTATCAAGAAGAGCTAGATATAAACAAGAGGATATCTAAATCCAATGATGTAAGCGATAAGGATTATGAATCGGTAGGTTATTATGAAAACAAAGACAGCAACGTTCTAAGCCAAGCCGAGATTGATGATGCTTTTGAAAATTTAGAATTGTCTCAATTTGATAAAAAAGAATAATAATGGGAGATGTAGTAGTAAATATACGGGGAAACGCCGAACAACTAAAGCAAGAAATTGATAGCGTATCAGGAAGTCGCCCTGACGCCGAACGGATAGGTCAAGATGGCGCTCAAGGTAGCAGAGGTTCGTTAGCGCCAGATACTCGTTTGATAGACGAAGTGCGTAACGAGATTCAGCAGCAACGCGGAATGGGCGCTAAAGAAGCCATTGAAAACGTAAAGAAAATTGAATCAGACCGAACCAATCAAGATATAACAGATAAATACAACGCTCGCCGCGCAGACATGCAAAGTCGAATGGGCAACGATTACGATAACGTTGATAAACAGGTTGAAATTGAAAAAGCAAAACGCATTGCTTCTATGGGAGGGGCATACGAAAATGACCCGTTACACAAAAAAAATATTGACCAACAATATGAAAAATTAAGGGACGGAGAGTATGAAAAAATAGGGAAAAAGTACGACAAAGAAGACGAACAAATAAGCGCCGATGAGGCGGGGGAAAAGAAAAATGCTGAATTGGATTTAGTCGAAGCAATAAAAGCATTGACCGACGAAATAACCAGCGGAAGGGGCGGAACAGACCCTAACTCTTTTTTGAATAAAATGCGTGAAGGCAGAAAAGATGCCATGCACGACAGGGATAATGCTATGACTTCAGAAGAAGCGACAGCCGCTCAAAAACGCGTTGAAGAATACGACGGGAAAATAGCAAGAGCAATGGGAGGTGGTAAGTCAAATCCAGTATTTGACCGAACATTGATGGGAGCTCAAGGAATGACAACGCTAGTGAATGGAGCCACTTCAGGCAGCATACCTGAAATGATGATGGGGGCTTCTATGGGAGTAACTTCGATAGCTGGGATGACAGCTCAGATGGCTTTAAAAATGAACGCTGTTGTTGGAGTTGCTGCTGCGCTAATAGGAACTATGACGAGTGGTCGTGAATCAAATAAGGGTTTGTTAAATTTAGCTGGAATGAATGCCGCCACGGGCGGTAGAAGCGGAAGTGAATCTTGGGATTATTTGAAGAACGGGATGGACACTGGCGGTGAGTTAGGAGAAAGATATGTTGGTTTCGGTATGGATAGAGGAGAATTTGGTGGTTTAGCAGCCGACCGAATAAGGTCTAGGGGAACGGCTGACGATTGGTATAACCAGACTATACAAGGTTACGGGATGGAAAAATCGTTAGGAATGAAATCTGGAGCTCTAACTGAGGGCGGACAATATGACCGATACGGGATAAATGTAACAGACGCGCTAGCAAGAATGGTTACGGTTCTTTCTGGTATTAAGGGTTCTGGGGTTAGTGGAGATGATTTCACTCGGGTTCAAGAAAAATTTGACATACAACAACAAGTAATGGGAAGCTACATGGACAGGTCCGACAAACCAAACTACAACGTAGCTAACCACATGTTGCAAGCATTTTCTTCGGTAAATGGCATAACTCAAGATAAGCGCTTAGGTTCAGACATCGCTTCATTTCAGGGCATGATTCAAAACCCGCAAAACGATAGAATGAAGGCTTTGGTTTACAGTTCAGTATCAGATTTATTCCCTAAGTCAAAGGGGAGGATGGATTTATTGGACAGAGATTTGAGAAATCCGGATAATGAGGGCAAAATAATACAATCTGTCATGCAACGTCTTAAAAATCAAAATGGCGGAACCGATACTACATTAGGGTACTTTACTTTAAAAAGTTTATTCCCTAACATAGCTCCTGAAAGAATGGACGCTTATCAAAAGGCATTTACCAATGGCGGAGATGCCAGTAAGGTATTAAGGTCAGACGCTACAAAAAACACCGAGGAACAAGCTGCCACAAATAACTTCAAAGACAACATGGTTCAAAATACCACACAACTTAATGACCAATGGACTAAAATGTTCGCGGGGATAAAAGAATCAGTGGCTAATATTTATACTCACTTGACAACAGACCATCCTACTCCAGCGGCACCCGCAACAGGTAGAGCAGGCGCACATTAACAATGGCAAAAAACAACAACAAATATATTTTTCTGCGTCATAATAACTCGAGCGTAAAAACCATAGCTGATTTTATGGAACGGTCTGGCGTGTATGCTATTTCAGAAAAGGATTTTTTTGAAAGTAACCGCGCTTTAATTTTTAGACAGATGACGGCTTTTGACAAAACAGCATGGTCTAAATCTAATGGCAAAAAGAATTGGCCAACGGTTAGCGATTTAAGCGCAAATATGACTTTGCCTTGTCCGTGTAATTTAAGGATTAATCCAACAAAAGTTACTCGTGAACTTGCCATAAGTCAAACTAATTTTCAAATAGATGACGAAAAATTTGTAGCCTTTGCCCATGCTGAAATACAAAAAATATATCAAAACGAAGGTTATAGAGCAAATGGTTTAAGCAAAAGGAATCCAACTTGTCAAGTATTTGGCTGGTTCAAGAGTTTGTACTACATTACCGAATCTAAGAAAGACAAATTAGTTTACACGGGCAAGGGCATAGGTCAATATGTCGATTTGAGCAGATATTTAATCAGTCTTAGCACTTCATCAACCGCTGAAGGGGGAAGTTTCACACTCACATTGCCGATAATCAATACGGCGGCAGTTGATGACTATTTCACTAAAGTTAACGGGAAGGATAAAGTCTATCGACAAGCCGTCAAGGACAACGAATTTGGCTCTAAATCTTTTTACGAAAAGGGTAAAGAATTTTATAGCAAAACTCCGTTTTCCAGCATTGAATCTAACTATTTTAATTGGTTAATTTCTTCTCAAGATCTTTTGTTTATAAGTTTTGAAGAACTTGAAATGGAAAAGATAAGAAAGGATAAAAATGCTGACTCTGATAGCTTTGATTTAGAAACAAAAATAGCGGGGCAGGTTTACGACATGATAGCGCTGGTAGATAGCGTAAAAGTGGTTACCGATAACGTTACGTCTCAAGCTCATGTAGAGGTCACTGGGAGGGACTTAATGAAGCTATTAATTGAGGACGGGTCTTTCTTCTTTAATGTGTCAACTACAAAATCTACTTCTTCAGTATTCGCTAACGAAACGCAAGGTGATGCAAAAGACATAAATTTTGTAAACGGAACTCAAAATAATCCCATTTTTAGAATGCGCTTGGACTCGACAGAAATAGACATATTCAGAAACAAAATAAATATGGATTTAGATTACATACTCAAGGGGGTTGTGTCTCAATTGTCAAATGTAGAAGTTGTACCTAATTACGTATTTGATTCGTATGGAGATAGACGAACTAAATTTATTGATTTAAAGCCTAAAAAGTAATGAACGCAATTCTTCAAGCCCCAGTGTTTTTGAAAAATTTTTTAGTGGGATATCCTACTTTTAGAATAACCAGTATGTTTGGAGCTAAGAGGGGAGATAAGTATCACAAGGGGATAGATATAGGAACGCCAATTGGCATCTCTATCGCTTGCCCGCTTAATGGAGTAATCAAAAAGATAGCCAACGAAGTAAAAGGATACGGTAAACATGTAGTGGTGCGCTATGAAATTATGACTGGCGATTATATAGACATATATTTTGCGCATTTGAGCTCCATATCTTCAAGAATATCGTTAGGAGATGATATAAAAATTGGAGAATATTTAGGTAAAACGGGTAATTCTGGGCATTCCACTGGGCCACATTTACATCTGGAGATGAGGCATATTTCCACTCCGATAGACCCAATAGATTTCTTGATGTATCATAAACTTATTATACAAAAAACTAATAAAGTTTACGGCAAAGGAGGTGTTTACGACACTTCTGTTCCTGGTGGGTATATGGTTTGGGAAACCGACTTCGTTTCGATATCAGATAAAATAGCGAATGTAGTGCCTCAAACTACAATAGAAAATGCTACTGAAAAATTGGACGTCATAACTCCTAACAATACCACGGCTTCTATGCGCGCGGCTGCAGGCATTTGGGGAATTGTCAAGTTGGTTATGGATAGTTCAATATCAAACAAGCAAGTTGTAGACTCCAGTATAGCTTCACAACAAGGGTCTTTGCTTAATTTTTTTCACAAAGTTTGCCAAGAACCCATGGTAGAATTTTTTGGAGATACTTATGGAGACCAATATTATTTGATCGCTAGAAAACCGCCATTCGACAAAGAAGGAATTGTTAATATGATGGAACTTGCAATGTTGGAAATTAACCCTGATGATATTGTGTCAACTTCTTTAGATTGGAATACCGAGGGTATTTATTCATGGTATCAATATATGCCAAAGTATCAACTTCAACTCGGCGAGTTTGAATTATCCTCGTTAGTTCCAGCTGTATTCTTTCCAGAGTACGCATCCATATGGGGCTCTAAGCCATTAGCAGTTGAAAGCAATTACTACACTTGGGTCGGAAGAGGAAAATACAATTCTGATAAAAATAAAACAAACGACGACAATACTATACAAGCCGCTTTCTCCGATTTGCAATATCTTATAGAATGTAACGCTTATGCTCCGTTCACACGACGAGGAACCATAACTTTAAACGGAGATCGCCGATACAAAAAGGGAACGTTGGTTTTACATACCTCTGGAGAAATTTTCTACATTGATAGCGTTACAAATGAGTGGAGTATTAGCAGTAACGGAATAACGAGAAAAACAGTTTTAGGCGTATCACGTGGAATGTACCAAGAGTTTGTCGAGGGGGTAGACGGACACAACTATTTTAATATAATAGATTTTGGCACAAATAAAGAAAAAATAACTGAAAGCAATTGGCAAAAAGTAATGTCAAAATGGAAGGTTAACAAAGAAGTATTCGGTTATTTTATGAGAAAAGAACAATTGATAACTCACGGCAGACAAAGAAATATGTAATACTATGCAACAAAAAGATATACTAGGAATACACAATAACAACCTTGACATTGGCAGCGGTGGAGTAGGTTATGTAGTGGTGCCTGATGAAAATGAGCGAGAAGAGTACATAAACGATTGTTATTCCACCCATAGATTAACTATGCAAGGAGGACGGGGATACGGCTTTTTTAATAACGTACTTTGTCCTGAACAAGTAATCAGTAACATACATTTTCCACATGAGGGGGATTTAGGTACTCCCGTAATCTGGATAAAAGATGGAGTGTCTGGATTGCCTGTTATAGTGGCTTATCTAACAAAAGAGGGGGACGGTTTTTCAATGGGGAAGAACCAATATCGCTTAGTGCGAGGAAACGGTTCTTCAAAGACTGTCGAATTTTTCATGAATGGCGAAGAATCACTTTTGCAAATTAGTTTATTAGGAGATAAAGACAGCCCATCAAATTTGCAAATAAAGATAAACAGCGAAAATGAAGATTCGTTAGTTGATATTTATTGCGATAACCAACTCAACATAACTTCAGACAAAGAAATAAACATAAGTACAAGTGGTAGTCTAAATTTAAGCGTTACTGAAGAAGGTGTAACGAAAGGTAGTATAAAGTATGTGTTGGGAGAAGGTCTTACTTACATCGATGAATTTGATAATAAAATAACCGCGCTGAATAACGAAATAAAACTTGAATCAAAATCCATAAATCTGGGTTCGGGCAAACAACCATTAGTTTTAGGAAATTCTTTGAACGAATTATTAGGAGAATTAATTGACACAATATCAACTATGGTGCTAGCAGTTTCATTGCCTACAGCCGTTCCATCCCCGCCATCGGTATTAAAATTAACAACTATTAAAGGTAAACTCAGCAGTTTGTTGTCTAAGCTTTCAAATACAGATTAATATGGATTTATTCTCTAATGGATTAAACAGTGCGGCTACTAATTTAGCTTCAGCGACATCGTCTATGGGGCGTGCCGCTTTACACGCTTTATATCCAGATGAAATAGAATATTATTTATGTTCTTTGGAATTAATTGACAGCTCCGGAATAACAAAGGGTTATATGACTTTTACGGTTATGCCTAATAACGTAATGGACTCTAAAACGCAAGTTGCTACTATAACAAAAACAAATACGGGAATAACTACTTTATTTAGTGACTCGTTTTCTCCACGAGATATATCTTTGCAGGGTTGCTTTGGTAGAAAATTGCGTTTAGTTACTGGAGTTCAAGCAACGGGTAATGTGTCAACTATCCCATTCTTCGGGGGGAATACTGGCGTAAAAATAGGAAAAGAAAACTTGTTAATAAAAACTGGGTTCGGGCTTCTGAAAATGATGGAGAATATTCTTGAGTCAGCTTGGAAGTTAGACGATAAAAATAAACCACATATTCTCATATTTAATAATTACGCGTTAAATTCTTCATACGTGGTTGAGCCTTTACAACAATCGTTTTCTCAGGGGGTTGAAAACAATATGCTTTGGTTTTACTCAGTAGAACTAAAAGCAGTCGCCGACGGAAATATGGTGAAGAGCGATTATTCCGGCAACAAAGACATGAAGAAATTTCTAACAACGGTTGCAAGTTCTCAAATAGCAAAATTATTAAATAATTTAGTTACGAGCGCAATCAAAAATTACGGGATGGCATTAAAAATATAAAAGATGGATTCAATAATATACGAATTTGAAAAAGTAACAAAATATCCTTTATTGAAATTCTTGAATGACTATCGTTTATTCATGCTAAATTCGTATCCAATAGTGCTTCAATATTATTCAGGGGAAACAGACGAAATTGATAATACACATTTAAACTTTTTATCTAAGCTGACAAAAGACTGTGTAACGTTGGGGGTTCAGTTTAAGAATTTCTCGTCTAAGTTTTCAACCTGCGGTTATTGGGAACTAATGGAGTTGGTCGAAGCATTGACAGCCGCTGTTGAAAAAATAAACAAATTACCAAAGTTTTTAAGGACTTCAAAAACCAAATACGGGTATAAACCTTACATACAAGTTGACACGACAGTAGGGGGGTTGAGAACAATGGAAGAAGTGGCTAATTCAATCAAGAATGTAAGCGGAGAAAATTCTGACTGGATAGACTTGATGTTGAATAACGATTTGAACGAATCAGATTGGGAAATTGATGAATTAAAATCTATAAGCGCGTTCGTTAACAATGCCACTGATATTGTGGTTACTACAATCTTAGACCAGCCTATCGGAGAAAGAATTTATGGCAAAGATATTTGTAAAAATATAACTTTTGTAGACAATGATTTAGATATTGTTTTATACAAAGATAACATTGACCAAAAGTGCGCTATATTGTTAGAATTAAATCGAGGGGATGTTCCCGAAAACCCATTATTTGGGAAGGATATGTCGTTAATATCGGGCAGTACGGTTAAACAATTTTCATATCCCATTTTAGTGGAGGACATAACGAATATATTTATGCAAAATGATTTGTTTGAATATGTAAACGTAAAAGGATTTAAATTTTCGGAAGGAGATATGACATTGACTTGCGACATTAAAACAAAGTATGATTACAAAACTGAGCAAAAGATAACAATATGATAACTAAAATAAGTACAGCGCAAGAATTAAAGCAAATATTTTTGGAAATATTCTTAAACAAAACTGATAAGGTAAATGACATTTCAAATGAGTCAGTCTTAAGCGGAATTGGTTACGGAGTTGCTAAAATAGGTCAAAAATGTTTGACGAATCAAGCGATAATTGAAGGTCATATATTCCCTGATTCTTCTTATGGTAGCTATTTAGACGAAGCCGCAAAAAGAAGAGGGGTTTCGGAAAGATTTACAGCTTCAGGGAGTTCAACTTATATTAGATTAGTCGCCGATAAAGGTACTTATTATTCATCTGCAGATAACCAATTTTTAAGCACAAGCGGAGTGAGATTTTCGTTAGAAAAAGACGTCACAATCGGTATACAAGGGTTTGAATATGCTAAAGTAAAAAGCGAATCCACTGGGATGCAAACGAACGTCGGGCCAGTGTCTATAAATAGAATGACAATAATTCCTCAGGGACATATATCGTGCACAAATGAGTATCAAGCCACGGGGGGATCTGATTTTGAGAGCGATGAAACGTATCGGGTAAGGATTAAAGAAAGCGTCAATCAATTAGCGAGGGATACAGTATCGTATATCGAACAGATTTTGATGAAAATCAATAATAATGTATTGAGAGTTTTAAAGGGCGGAGTTGACGGTTCTGGAAAATTAAACTTAACAATTGTTCCTTGTAATGGTCAAGATTTCACATCTGATGAAATAAATGAAATGGTTTCTAGGTCTGAAGAATATTTATCCATAAACGAATTTTTAAATTCTTCCGACGCTTCAACATTCTCTTTGCAACTGAACAATGTAAAATGGTTTTTATTGGATGTTCAATTCAGGCTTGATATCGACCCATCGTCGGACATAGATGTTGTTAGAAAAGATCTTCAAATACAAATGTCGAAGTTATTCGATTACAGATTTTGGAAAGACGGAAATAAAATTGAATGGGAAAATTTATTATTTATTGCTAAAAATACAGGTGGAGTCCGTTACGTGCCCGATACAAACTTTTTACCCCGATTTGATATAAATGTACCTATCGGACAATTGCCTAGGATTAGAGGGTTTGTTATTCGTGATTTAGATGGTAATTTGATATACGATAACGCGGGGATATTAAGTTCATTCTATTACCCTAATGAGCCTGACTATTATTTTCAGCAATCTGTTTTAGCCACTATATAAATTTAATGGCAACAGATAACACATTTTATTAAAGATTCAAAATATGAGCGGCATAGATTACAACCAATTTCAAAACGACATAGCTAAAGCATTCAAAGCAAATGCGAATGACACAAGTCCGGAAAAATCAATCGCTCGTTTGTCTTCAAATTTAGCAATCGCCGTTGGAACTCAAATAAAATTAAATTCTTCTTCGCCTTATGTTTTGCCAAAAGCCACTTCTTCTTTATTGGGAGGAGTTAAAATCGGTGAAGGATTGTCCATCGATGAAAATGGCGTAGTATCAGCATCGTTACCTCAAAATATTCTATTATCAACAGATATATCCGATTGGGCTAAACAGCCAAATAAGCCGTCATATAATTTTTCTGAATTAAACAATAGACCCACTACGCTTGCTGGTTATGGAATCACAGAAACCCCTTGGCTTGGCGCTTATTTGTTACTGTCAGGCGGAACCTTATCTGGCGCTTTAAATGTAAATGCAAAAACCACTACAAAGGGGTTGTCAATTACAAACGGAACGCAAATCGTAACTCTGACTGTAGACGAAAATGGTAGATTAAGTTTTGACGGAGATATTTATTCATCCGGAGAAATATCGGCTTATGGGGCTGGTTCTACAGGAGGGGCGGGTTCAGGTTTGATAACTCAAGTGTTTAGTTATTCTGATTTAGGACAGGATTTTGATGATTCAAACTTGACAACGACTTTTAATTCTTATGCTATAAACAGAATTAACAGCAGACTTGTAACGGTTGAGAATAAAAACTACTTATCGGGTTTGACTAGCGAGTTAATAACTAATGCGCTCGGGTTTACTCCATATAACGCAACTAACCCCCTAAATTTTGCTACTGCGAGTTACGTAGATCAAAGGTTCGCTTCTTTAATAGGTAGTGCCCCTGCTTCTTTAGATGCTTTAAACGAGCTTGCAAATGCACTTGGGAACGATCCTAACTTTGCGGCAACTGTAACCAATTTGATCGGAACAAAACAACCTCAATTAAATGGTTTGGGGTTTATCAAATCCAACGGTACTACAATTAGTTACGACAATAGCACTTATCTGGCAACAGGAGTTGCAACGGCAACGTATTTGACCAAAACTGATGCTGTATCACTGTATTTACCGTTAACAGGTGGAAATCTCTCAGGTGCATTAATTGTAAATGCGAAAACTACTACAAAAGGTCTTACCATAACGAACGGAACAAAATCAGTCAACTTAGTTGTTGATGAAAACGGATGTCTAAGTGTTGATAGGGGTTTGTATTCTACGGACTTTTTAAGTGCTTATGGTGCAGGAGGTGGTGGTGGAGGTGGAACAGGAGGACTGATATCGAATGTGCTTAGTTACTCTGATATGATAGCAGCATCAGAAGGAGCATTCTTAGACTCTGATTTAACTAATACGTTTAATGCTTATTCTATATTTAAACTTAAAAGCAGGATTGAAAGCACAGAGGCAGGAGTAGCTTCAGTTGTTAGCTTACTTGATAATAAAGCAAATAGTAATCATGCACATTTAATAAATGATATATTCAACTTTCCAATTAATGTATCATATTTTAATAATGATAGCGCATATTTAACCGCTAATAAACTCATAACATTTTCAGGTGATGTTAATACTGTTGCTGGTAATACTTCAGTGGCTTTAGTATTGAAGAATATTAATTCAAATGTAGGTTCTTATGGCTTAAATAATGCTATTCCAAGAATTACAGTAAATGCAAAGGGGTTAATAACTGCAATTACGCAGCTTCCAATAGGAGTGTTAAATCAAAACACAACTGGTTCTGCAGGTTCATTGTTAAATAGCAGATTAATATTTGGTCAGTCATTTAATGGATTAGCAGATGTTAGAGGTGTTGCAACTGTTCAAGGATTAGCAATAAAAAATACAGATGGTTTAATTGTAAACTTAACAGTTGATGCAGATGGAAGACTTTCTATTGACAAGGATGTTTATTCTTTGGGCGAAAGTTCAGCTTATGGTGTAGGTTCAACTAGTGGCGGCGGTGGTTCTGGGTTAGTTTCTCAAGTATTCGGTTATTCAAATTTAGGTCAAACTTTTAATGATTCAGACCTAACTAATACTTTTAACGCATATGCGGTAAACAGGATTAATAGCAGACTTGTAACAGTTGAGAATGCCGGATATATCACATCGTCTGCATTACCTTTAAGATTAAGCCAATTAATTAATGACTTAGGAAATTACGGGGGGTTTGTTACTGGAACTCCGTGGACGGGATTAGGGTATATAACAGCATCTTCTTTACCTACTAAACTTTCACAGCTATTAAATGACTCCAATTATGCAACAAACTTATACGTTGACCAACGGTTTACGGATTTAATAGGCGGAGCACCCGCAAATTTAGACACATTAAAGGAAATATCCTTAGAGTTGGCGAATGACGATAATGCGATGGCTGCCCTCGTTGTAACCATTACAGGGAAAGCTCCTTTAATTCATACTCATTTAGTATCTGATATAACCAATTTTCCAGCATTGAACTTTTTACCGTTAACCGGTGGAGCTTTGTCTGGAGCATTAACTGTAAATGCAAAGACCACTACAAAAGGGTTAACGATTACGAACGGCACAAAATCCGTTAATCTTATCGTTGATGCAAATGGTTATTTATCAATTGATAACAGTATTTATTCGGCGGGAGAGATTAGTGCCTATGGCGTTGGCTCAGGTTCGGGCGGCGCAGGTGGAGGGCTGATCCAAACGGTTTACAATATCTCAAATCTAGGTGGAGCGTTTGACAATGCTGTATTAACGGATACATTCAACGCCTACACGATAAATCAGATCAATAGTAGATTGGTAAGTGTCGAAAGTGGTTCTGCAACCAGCGTGGTCATATCCGGTTCGGGCAATGCCTTAACCTCAATATCTAAGACAGGAAATTTAATTACGGCTACTTTAGGCAGTACATTTTCTTTATCAACTCATAATCACTCACTAAATAACTTATCAGAAAAAAGCTATAATTCTTTAACGGATAAACCTATTAATCTTAGCCAATTTAACAACAACCTTGGTAATTACTTAGGGGCAGTATTAACCGACCAATCAACCCCACAAACAATAGGTTCAAGTAGTTCAAGACTGGGTAAATTGTGGGGGAGTGATATTGATGCATTTGGAAAAATTAAAATAAATTCTACTTGGAGTCCAATTGGTTCACTGTTAGAAGTATCCAATGGAGCATATACTTATGAGTTTGGGGCTGTCGAAAAATTAACCACAGACAATGTAATGTCATTCTATGCTAATGGTGGTACTGGAAATATTGATTGGAATAGTTTTGGTGGTTTTAGATTAGGAACAAGCAAAAATCAATCTTTAACTTTTTATACTAATGATATTGATGCTGTAACTATAAATTCATCAGGCATAGCCAATTTCTCCAACACTCCAACTATTGCAGGAGTATCTTTAGACTCTAAGTATATCCAAAACAATACTACATCTGCTCAGTCGGGTAATATATGGATTAGTGGAAATTCAAAAATTGGAACATTTGCATTATTCGGTGATAATACTGATTTAGGCGATGATGGATTAACGGGATTTAGGATTTATCCTTATGTAGAAAATGGAAATGTCTACTTAGATACAAAAATTAAATCCACTTCGACTTTACAATTTAGAATTGGAGCAGGTGTTGAGGCTGGTGGTAATAAAACTTGGTTAAAGGTAAACCCTAATTCAGGTGCAGCAACTTTTGCATCGACCGTCCAAACAACAGGAATTACCCCAACAAACCTTACAGCAGGTTATATCCCTATGAAAGGTAGTGGTGTGTTGGTTGATAGTCCGATAAGAGTATTTACTCCAACCAAAATAGGTGTTGGAGAAATATGGCTTGATGGAGCTACTGGAGTAAGTTATGGTTATAACATATATGCTAATGCTAATCTTGGTTTGACTTTTCAATCAGGAAATACAGCAGCAAATAGTATATTATTTAGAGACGATGGCAACGTCGGTATAGGATATTCCACAGGAGCTGAAATAACTAATAATAAGTTGGCGGTGAATGGAAGTGGGTTGTTTAATGGTGGAGTAACAGCAACGTCATTTAATGGAAGTGGTGCAGGATTAACAGGTACAGCAAGTGGATTAAATGTAAATTATGCAACTGGTTCTAATAGTGCAAATATATTGACAGTAACTGATACAAGGGGAGAAGATAGACAACCAACATATTATGCAGGTCATGCAATATCAACATTTTTTAATAATTCCATTGCTGGTCTTAGTGCTGATTGGCGTTCAGGTATTAATGTTGCTGGATGGGATGCTGGTTCTTATAACAGTTGGCAATTAATAGGTGGAAGTACAACAGGAGCACAGGGTGAATGGTATTTAAGAGAGGGTACAGCCTCATTTGGTACAGTTAAAAGAATTTGGCATGATGGAAATTCAAATCTATCATCAGTTGATTGGAATGCTAATAATTTAACTGTAAATGGTAGTGTTGCATTTAATAGTTTGGTAGATACTAATTTAATAAAAATAAATGGTGTAGGTTCAGTAGGTGCAACAAGTGCAAAAATAGGTACAATGGATATTTATGGCGGTATATGGTTTAATCAACCAACACCCTCATTATCAAATATGTCTTTTTTGGGTGGGTTTGGTATTGTTGAATTTAATTGTAATTCGGGAGATGCAATGTATTTTGCTGAAAATAATTCATCAAGAATGTTGTTGAAAAGTGGTAATTTAATGATTGGTTCAACAAGTGACAACGGTGCAAGATTACAAGTAACTGGAAATATTACAGCAACAGGTGAAATTAATGCTCATTCTGCATCAGATAAAAGATTAAAAACTAATATTAAATCAATAGGTAATTCATTAGATATTATCAATCTATTAAATCCAGTTAGTTATAATTGGAATGATAAAGCAAAAGAATTAAATTCAAATAAAACAGATAAAAAAGATGTTGGTTTAATAGCACAGGAATTAAAAGAAGTACTTCCTGAACTGGTTCATACAATTTATAATGATGAATATTTAAGTGTTGATTATATTAAATTAATACCTTATTTAATTGCATCAATTCAAGAACTAACAGAAAAAATAAAAAAATTAGAAAGTAAATAAAATGAGTATAGGAACAACAAATATTAGTACTACTGTAGTAGGTCAGGCAATTGGGTTAGGAAGTCACAATATAGGGCTATTGTGTATCAGTGAAAATGTAAACAAATGGGCTAAATATAAGCCTGTTTCATACCCTACAATCACAGGTATTACATTAGCTCAAATTCAATCTGTGAATTATGGGTTAACAATACCATCAACAGATAGCAATTCAGATGGCTTATTACTCTCAACATTTATTTATAATAAGCCTTTTGGCGGTGCTACAAGCCCTTACCGACTGGGGGATTTTAGAGGATATAATCATCAGGCAATACAGCCTTATTCTTTACAAATACCAGTATCAATAACAACAGGGCAAGGCGGACTACAGGTTAAGATTATTGATTCAAATGTGGCAAGTGATAATGTATCTTTAACTGATTTATTTGGTGTAAAATATTTAGGTGTCTGTATTCAAAAAACCACAGACTTAGGTACACAAATGCAATTCAAAACAGCAACAACTACAATCGTAGCAGGTGGCAATGTGGTAGGAATTGGCGACTGTGATTTAGTTACTTCTTCGGGGTCAGTAGTTATTACAGCATTTATAACAGGTACAATTATAAATGCTTGGAATAGTTCAGTTACTCAAATGATGTATTCTTTAAATTGTGATGAAAATGTTGCAACGAAATATGTAGTAATTGCAGCAGCAGGTGTAAATACTTACTCATTTGCATTTAGTGGTTTACAGTCTGTTGATTCTAAAAAAATAAGTAAAACTGGAACAGCCGTTTTAAATGCTGGGCAAGTTTATCAGGCTGCAAAACTAACAGGTGTATTAACTTATTCTTATAACTTAGTTAATATTAAATTAACAGTTTATAAAAATAGCGATAATTCGATTGCCTTTACAAATACCTATGCAACAGACATAAATAGTGAGCCTTCATACTTGGAAGCAGGAAACTTAATTAATGAAAACATTTCATTCAATACTACATACAACTCACCGTCCTTACCATCGCTAACAGGGGGTGACTTTTACAGATTTGTTTATACAATGCAATACTAATTTAATAAATAAAAAAATTATGTCACTCAAAAAAGCAATTGACTTCAAGAACGGAGTCATCACCGATGCAGCTTACATTGAAGTAAGTAACGCTAATATCGACTTCACGAATAAGACGGTAAATTTCAATGTAAAAACTTACTTAAATAAGGAAGTTAAAGATGCGGGATTAGGAACGATTCTCCCAGACAAATACTATTCAGTAGGTCAAGGAATGAATTATACTATCCCACCTATGCCAACCCCTGAACAGATTAATCCGTTTGAAACTTACTTTGCTTCTGGGGATTTAAAAACAAATTGCGAAACATATTTATTAACATTACCGGAGTATAGCGATTGTACAATCATCGCTGAATAAGAAAAATGGAACTAATAGAAATTAAAATCGTACAACAAAATGTACAAAGCCTTCTCAATTATTGCAAGACGAACAAAATTAAGAATGTTCATCTTAATCTGGGTCTTTTATCAAATTTCGAGATATTATCTCGAGAGGTATCACTGATAGATAAATGTACAGACCCCGAACTAGTTGAATTAGAAGAAAAAGCTTTTAAATTAGCCGAAGGGAAAGAAAACTACGATTTGAAACTTGCTTTATCTTTGCTTTCAAAAGAGGAAAAAGAAGCGCATGAAAAATTGCGATTAGTGTATGATGAATCAATGCATGAAAATCGTGACATTGTTCTTGAAGTAATTGACAAAACGCAGTTAGTTCAAGCCATTACAGTTGGTGACAAACAACACATTATCCCAATTGAATTTGGTGTTGATGAATCAGCGGTATTATCATTCTTTTTTAACGCAAAAAATTGGGCCAAAAAAGAACCCAACAAGACTGAATCAAAAATAGATAAACCGAAGAGAAAAAAATAAAAATCATGGCTGTACCTAAAGTTGATGAGTTTAATGTAACAAATTACAGTATATTTAAAGATATACTCAATGATCCATTGACAGAAGTTATAAGTTCTAATCTTTTGAAGAAGTTATATTTTAGAGGAATAATACCTAACTACATTACAAGGGGAGATAATCGAGACGAAGAGGAAGACTCTGATTATCTCGCCTTGTTTTATTCAGTCGCTAAATTTTTTGCATTGATTATACGATTTTCTAAAAGGTTCGAAAATTTCAATACTGATTTTGAATTGATGAAAGAAAATGTTAGGCAAAATAATTTGTTTATTGATGAGTCTAACGCTAATTTGGAAAATCTTCAATATTTGTCTTCTCATTTATACGACGAAATACGAAAACGGGGAACTTCTTTGATCTTTAAGGGCGTCGGGGAACCGTATGGAGTTTCAAAGGTTATGCCAGTTGACGGAGAGTTTAGAAGGTTGTTGAATTCAAAACCAAATGATGAACTGTTGAATTCAAAAATTCCAAAAACTAAAATGGGGTGGTGCGTGGGTAATAGTTCTCCAATGTACCGAGGAGTCAATGGAATTAATTCTTTAAACAAAACAAAAGAAAATACAAAAGATTTTGTAGATTTTAATAATTATTTTATTTCAGAAGTTAGTTATTCTAACATAATAACAGTTGATGATAGAAAAGTATTATTATTATCATCAAACCCAGGAAGCTGCGGCATAGGAAGATCTTTAGATTCAGACGATGCTTCAGATCATTTAATGAAAGCAAGTAGCTCCATAGATTATGAGATCACATTCAGCTTCAAATTGATAAATGCTTCCGCTGATAGTAAATTAATTTTTGGAGTTGAGGGATTTGATAATTTGAAAAACAAATTAGTGGATGCGTTTATAACTCCTAACGGTGACGCTATAACAGATTTGTTTTTTGAAACTCCTTTAACTAATTTCAGAAATGACGTTTGGTATAATGTAAGGGGTATCATTCATTGTTACTCGAGTGAAAACAAAGATAATTACGTTAACAATCTTAATATTGGTAATAATTTATATTTCAATAACAAATTTGTTAAATTTATTTACCCTATTATACAAATGCGAAGTAATGACGGAGGTGCTGTCTCTATATGGAATTACAAAGTTAGACCGCTAGTTTTAGGTACTAATATACTTCCGCTTAAAGGCGGCGACACCAATGCTAAAAGCGATGGGTTCGTGCAATCTTATAATTTGTTCTACATATATGCTAAGAATAACAATAAAGGCAAAACCAATGAGCAAATAACGTATTTAGCAAACAAATATCTGTTGCCATATAATTTGAACAACATAACAATATACATTTAACAAGTATTAATAAGAAAGATTTGAAGATATGTCAAGAATAAAAATAAGCCCTGATTTGTTCCTTGAAGTTTGTGAATTAAACAAGCTTCAAAGTTTTATGAAAGAAGAAGGGTACTTGAAAATTATAGGAGCAATAGTAAAATCTTTCGGCGTAGTAAAAGACGCTAAAAACACTTATCTAAAAGCTTCTAAAAAAACTGGAAGCCTGAACTCCATAACATTTAATCCTGGTATAGCTATAGATTCCAAATTGAATGTAATAACGTTATCAAATCCATTAGATGTAACCATACCTGAAGACGGGTTCAAACATTGGTTCGTTGCACAATATAAAACAACAAACTTTGAGGTCGGTTCGGTCGGCGTTACAACAAATGGCTCTTTGACAGGCGTTGGAACAAAATTCACTGAAGTGCTTCGCGGTGGAAATAATTTCCCCAACAAAGTGCGTTTATCGTCCAACTTAAATGTAAGCGATTATGAAGTTTTGAAGGTAATATCAGACACTTCAGCGATATTGAGTGGATCTTTTGCTCCTGAAAATAATCTGAATTACGGCGTTGTCGGCACTTTTACTCCAGGAGCACAACCAGTGAATGACGATGATTTGATATACGAATATGACTCATGCGACATAATAGAATTAATTTCTGAAGTTGAACCTATATTAGCTGAAAACCAATACTTTCTAACAAAAACAGAATACCAAAATGGAGTTTTGGAAATAAATGATTTGAGATGGTTATCCGTATTTGACAAAGTTGTTTCTTCAAATTCAACCATTAACCCGATAGTAAGTTTGCTTTCAACTTCTTTATATCATGATCAACAATTATCTATATCAATTGAACATGGGTATAAGATTTCTTCCTTTTCTTTCTTTCCGCTTTCAACAAACAATACTTTCAGAATAACAGGCAGTTGTAACTTTTTAGGAACAGGAGACATCCCCGATAATTTGTTTTCAGGTTGGACTTTGTTAAACCGATCCAATATGGAAAGAGCGGCAATAACTTCAAATTCTAATAAAGATCTGTCGGTTCCGGATATGGATAATTCGTTTATATCTGATTTGGAAAACGATTTCGTTATTATACCAAATTTCAATGAGATTGAAGTTGAGGTCTTAGTTTCAGATCAAATATGTCCAATGTATTTCAAAATGAATATTGATAACATTTACAATCGTATTCTAATACCAGTAAATTACGGACAAAGCGAAATATCATTACGGTATAGATTAATTGGCGATGTAAGAACAATACTGCAAAAATTTTGCGTTGCTAACTTTAAAAACTTATTGAGTGATAATGAATTATTATCCAACTCTTCTTTTAATATATCTGTAAACAAGATAATAACAACTCGTCAATACTCTTAATATTATGATGATATACTTAACAGGTTCATCCTCTTCACTCGTAAAATCAGGAGGTGATTTTCTTCAAAATGATCCTATGAGAAGCTTGGGCGGATTTGTTTCTTCTTCGCCAGTTCCAAATGCCGCGGTTAATGGGATATTTGATTTGATATCTTCTTTGACTTTAGAGAAAAGACAAAAAGAAGTCGTTGGAATTTGTTTGATAAATAAGTTTGAATTTCCTGTAAAAAATGTTACTTTAAAAATTATTGGAGACGATACAAACTTGGCCGAGTTTAGAGTGGCAGCCGTTTCGGTTGGACCTGATTTATTCATGGAGAAAATAGCAAATAGATATCAAGAGCCTATCCAAGCCGAGTTTTGTTCAGCTTCATTTTTTAGAGCGGGGGTAAATATAAAGATAGAAAAACCAGCAGCTGTTGGAGAAACATTTGTATTATACCCATTTGATATAATGTGCGAAGTATCTTTTGAAGGATTATACGGAACATATAGCGCAATTGATTCGGCTCTTGAAGATACCGAATATACGGTTAAGCGTCTAACCGATGATACTCTTAGGATAGAAAGAACTGACGAAGCGGTAGTATCAGTGCCCGAGGTGTGCTCTTTTATAACAGACGGTGAGTTAGTACTGCAGTTTGACGGTACGTATCAAAACAAAGCCGATAATACTGTTGCTTTAACTAACGAAGATGAGCCATTTTTGTCAGGAAGCGCTATTGGTCTTTGGATACAACGTATAATTAAAAAAAGCAGCAACAAAACCGATGAAACTTTGTTTGCTGAATATAAGGCTAAAACGATAAATAACACTTCCGAAGAAGTTGAATTCGTTTTAGAATACGATTTGATTGAAACTGAAAATTTTAATAAAGATTACCAACAAGAATCTTATTCTTAAACAAAAAATAATCATGGGATATAACGATACTAAAGATTTGATAATATCTGCTCTTTTAGGAAGAGCGGTTGGAACTGAAATAACTCCGGCAAGTGAACAAGCTTATGCATTGAGTTTGCTGGATTATGTAAGGGGATTAGAGTTAGCCACACAATCAGCTTTGACTGGTTTCGCTACAGCTAGTACGGTTCCAATACAACCCGATAATTCACGTGTTAGTTATATATCCGGAGTCGACAAAGGAAGTTCAGTTGAATTTGCTAATTTTTATGACGCCAACGGATCAAAGATAACTGTAACAACTACAGATACTTCTGGAGCGATTGTAATATTAATGTGGAATACTAAATATTGGGAATCAAAGGTATTCGCGACAAGCGTTACGGTTGTTAATCAAACTAACAATTACACAAGAGTTTTGAATGTACGAAAGACCTATAACTTAAAATCTGTAATGAATGCCGATTCTGCCGCACCTATTGGAATTGACGGGTTATCCATTTCATTAGGAGAAATAGTTTCGGTAAAAGGAGATCCAAACTTTTCAAATAACGGATTTTATTCAAGAATTTTTCAAGGTTGGGAAACACAGCCATTTTTAGGTTATTCAAATCCTTCGGTTAGACTTTTATCAATAAATGGAGATTTGCCCGATCCTCGCTTGTTGGTTCTAGGTGATAAATATTTTTCAACGACAGACAGTAAGATTCACACAATAATACAACCTGATGGAGATTATGTTTTTGATTCAGGTGTAACTCCATCTGAAGGAACAATTTATATTTATAATAATGCAAGTTACATTTGGGACGGCACCAACCTCGTATAACTTGATTACTTAATGCATCTAAAGAGCGAGCTATTTATGCCCGCTCTTTTTGTTAATAAACTTTCTATATGGGTTCAATTACTTATATGAAAGAGCTTTCAAGATTGCTTAGAATGCTTTTAAATCGGCATTTTCCGTTCAAAGTTTAAGACTAACGTGTGAGCTCTGTTTCGGTCTGAACAAGGGGTGGTCTATTAACAACTCACGACTTTCATACTGTAAAGTAACCCAAAGAGGGGAGAGGGGGTGGTCTTCTTCTTTATCCTTTCTCCTGTAAAATATTAAGAAATGAAACAACCTGTTGTATCTATTGAGAGAATAAATAATTTTGAGTTCAGTTTTGCTAAATCTACTAAGATTGGGTTGAAGCATGTGGGGAAAGCACTATCGTTTAAGAACCCAGACCCATACGCCGCTAAGAAGTACAGCGAAATGTTTGATAAGCGTATTTATACATTCAAGATTGGTATGCTAAGCGTATTGGAAGCTTATTTGAACGAAAATGATATAACGTATGTTTTATACAATTATGAATTTGAACTTCCAGCGGATACAATTATTGATTCTCGTATGTTTGGGAAATATGACCATCAATCCGAAGCTGTTAAGGCATTCTTTGAAAAACATTTCGGTATAATTGTAGTTCCAACAAGAGGTGGTAAAACATTCATTGCTTCCGAAATAATACGTATATTCAACGCAAATAACCCAACAGACAAGTTTTTATTTGTGGTTGACACCGATGTTTTGTTCAGTCAAGCGGTTGGAGATATAAAGGAATTTTTTGAACCGTATGGGGGCATAGAAATTGGAGAGATACGTTCAGGAAAGGTCGACACAAACTATTTGGTTACAGTGGCCATGATACAAACTATCCAACAAGCCGTATCGCCTAGATGCCGAGATAAGGCAAAAAAGAAAAAGATGTTGGAGTATTTAAAGTATTTGAAATTTCTTTGCGTGGACGAGATACATGACAACTGCTCAGACACAAGATTATCTATTTATAAGAAATGCCATAAGATTGATTATTTACTTTGTCTTTCAGCTACTCCGTACAGAACCAATTCATTTATTCAAAATTTAAAACTTCAAGCTTGGTCTGGCGGAGTTGTGTATACCATTAAAGAATCCACTTTAAGAGACCGAAAGGTATTGAGCGATTATAAGGTGTTTATGCTTTTATTGGACCACAATCAAGTGGATTACGGGTCGGAGATGGAAGATAATACAGATTATAATGAATACCGCAAAAAGATAATATTTGAGAATGTGATACGCAATAACACGTTGTTTCACGTTATTGACATTTTGAAAAGGTTAAACCTGAAAACATTGATTTTATTTCAGAATATAGACCATGGCAAAAATATTTCTAAAGCGAGCGGCATTAAGTTCATACACGGTGGCACTAAAAGCGAAGAACGTGAAGAAGCAAAGAATAACTTCTTGAAAGAAAGCGGAGGATTTTTATTGGCGTCGGGGATATTCAAGAAGGGGGTTACGGTAAGCGAGGTTGAAGTATTGATAAATGTCGATGGTGGTCTTGAAGATGCCAACACTATTCAGAAGAAGGGGCGTGTTTTAGGAACAACCGCTTCAAAGGATAGAAGTTTGATTATTGATTTTTTTGATGTGTATTCTTTGTATTTTAGCGAACATTCCGAAGCAAGGTTAAACGCTTATATAAATGCAATCGGGGAAGATGAAGTCGGAATTTTAGACACTTCAGTTGACGATTGTTTTCCCACTCTTGAACGCTGGATATCTAAATGGTTTCGAAAATAAATGAACAAGAAAAGACAAAGATTATTCAGATACGCGGTAGACACTTTAATTGAGTTGCTTGAGCAAATTACTAAGAAAAAACACCCATTGAAGTGCAACGACACTGACGTAAAAAGTTTTGATGCTTTCATGGATTATTTCGGTGACGCGATAGGCGAAGACTTTATAAGGAAGTTCTTAGAATACGGCATGCAGAGTTGGTTTAATGAAGGTTCTGACATTGATTACTCCCGTCGTGTACGAATTAGTTGGATATTCGGTGCAGCAGCGATAAAGCGTTGGAATATGTGCTCTATGGAAATGAATGTTTTTATGACGCGGGCTGGACTAAAAATCCGACATAACATCAACGTTATTAAACGTAATTCTAAGATTAATGAAATAGTCGTTACCCTAATTCAAAGGGAAGAAAAACAAAAAGCTTTACATTTAAACACCGACCGAGGATTTTTATGGTGCATAGCAACTACAACGTTGTACTTCCATAAAAGTTCCTTTTGTGTGATGTGTTCTAACAAAAATGAATGCAAATTATTATTGAAACAAGAATACAATAAAATATATTTAAAAAGAGGATATGGCGAATAACAAACTGGCTGAGAATTTTATTGTGGAGTTATTGGCTGTTGCACTTCAGAAACGTACTATAATGGATATTGCTAAGCAGTATCTGAAATTTTCCTACCTGCAAGAAGAATCAGAAAAAAGAATGTGGCAATGGATAACCAAGCGTTATGATAAAACGGGGGTGGTTCCGACTATCGGACAAATGCAACAAGAATTTATTGATGACGAGGACATTCTTGACAAAATAAAAGAAATAAAAGATTTTGAGCCAACCAACGAAAATGAAGCTGAATTAATAGTCGAAACTTTTGAGCGTTACATCAAGCAAATGAAATTCCTTGAGGCTAATGATAAGATAGTTGAAGCCTATAATAGAGGAGAAAAGGATGCCTCATATGATTTATTGATAAAGTACGCTGACGATATATCTAAGTTCAGTATTCAAAATGCGAAGTTTGAAAGCGTTTTTAATGATTTTGAAGAACGACAAACTAAGCGTAAATCCGAAGATTATAATTTCCGTTTTAAAGTTCCGACTAATATTGATGAACTTGATTATAGGTTAGGCGGACAATTTGGAGGTCCGGAAACGGGTGAATGTGTGCTTTGGTTGGGAGATTCAGGCTCTGGTAAATCTCAATGTCTGGTACACGTTGGAGTTGCCGCTGCGCGTAATGGTCACAGAGTAGCACATTTTCAACTTGAAGGCACGAGGGAGCAATGCTTAAATAGGTACGATGCTGCTTGGACTGGTACATTATATTCTGACGTAAAGATGGGGAATATTACAGACAAGCGCATGGAAATTTCCAAAAGGATAATTAAGAAATTACGCAAGTCTGATATATTTGTTTCGTCAGAAGAAAATTGGGGAGGAAAGACGCTCGTTGATATTCATCGTGAGTTGAAGGAAATGGAGAAGGCTCACGGCAAGATTGATGTAATAGTTATTGACTATTTAGAATTGGTAGAAGTTGGAGACGGGCATAATTACTCACCGAGCGAAGAACGTTTCCGTCAAGCTAAATTAGCAAAAGGCATGAAGCAATTAGCGATGGAATTTAATGCTGTTGTACACACGGCAACTCAAAGTAATTCCATACCTGAAGAACAACGAAACGACCCAGCATTTGTAATCACCCGCGCTAATTTATCAGAAGACAAGGGCAAGATTCGCCCATTTGATATTTTCGTTACAATAAATCAAACGCGTGACGAAATGAAAGAAGAAATAATGCGACTCCACACCGACAAGTTGAGGGATTATCAAAATGGAGACCCGATATTTATATACAACAATTTTGCTTTCTCGAGATTTTATGACAGAAAGAAAACCATGAACGCCACTTGGGATGAATAAAATAGACGATTCAGATTTAAATGTGTTACTTGTAAATAGTAAGTTAAACACCAGAGGACAGTACATTTGTGACTGTCCTTTTTGCGGTAAAAGCCAACATTTTTATATATCGAAGGTAACACAGCGCTGGGACTGTAAAAAGTGCGGAGAATCAGGTTCTATATATAAATTGTTACGTTTCCTGAACAAGTCATACTTATTAGAAGGAGCGACAATAGAATTTAGAGATTCAATCAATGGAGTTGGTTTTGTGGAAGAAGATGAAAAAATAACTCTTGAAGATTTGCCTATTGTTAAGATGCCAGCGGGATGGAAAGTTTTTGACAAAAGCGATTATTTGTCTAGCCGAGGGTTAAACAAAAAACATTTTATAAGATACCAGTTTGGAGAAGCAAATATTATTTCTAAATATAAGGGGTATGTTTTATTCCCCATTTACGACAATTTAAAAATAAGAGGGTTCGTCGGTAGATACGCAAACAAAAAAGTGCCAAAAGACAGATTAAGATATAATAATAGCGCTGGAACTGATTTTTCTAAATTATTAGACGGCTTTGATGAAATAATAAAAGACATTACGGCAACGGCTATATTAGTCGAAGGAAGATTTGATAAGGTGGCAGTAGACAGAGTTTTAGAACTTGATAATTGTCCAACTGTTAAATGTTGTTGCACATTTGGCAAAAAAATAAGTCCTTGGCAAATTGAAAAACTAAAAAGCAAAGGAATCATTAATGTAATATTGCTTTATGACTTTGACGCGCTAAAAGAAATAAAAAAATATGGGTTTGAACTAGAAAAAAACTTTTTTACAAATATAACATTTACGTTGAAGAAAGATATAGATGAATGCAGCGACGAGGAAGCGTTAGAAGTTTTCACAAGATTGCGCAGACCAAGAGAGTTTAGTGAAAATATTATTTCAAAAGTAAAAATGTGATGGACGAAGTTAAATCGAGGAATTTATCAGTAGCGGGATATTTTGAAGTGGTTCAAAAAGAATATTTGATTGCTGATTTTAAAAGGAAGATATATTATAATGTAAAAGATAAGCAATATTACCAAAAGGTGATGGCTTTCAAAGCAGATAAGATTAATAATATTGCCGAAAGAAATAACTTGAATAGCGTTATTAACGATAAACTCACGAGAGATAAATTCCATAAAGAATTATTTGATGACATGGGGAATCCTACATTTAGAATGTCGGAGCTTGACTTTGTCAATTATTATTCGTTAGGCAGTGAATTTTCCTATTCAGGTTCAGTTTGGATTTTACATAGTCAAATCGATTATCATACTTTCGAATTAACCTGCAAGAAAACGGGTTCTTCAGTCGTTTTAGACAGCGACAAAATATGCCGAATATTATAATGTTTAGTTGACGATTCGCGTTATATTTTTAAAATTAGTTAAATCTTTGGCTAAATTTAAAAATAAATACAAAAACATTAGGTTCTAGTCCTAAAATATATTATCTTTGTACCATAATTGTAATACTAAATCGTAAATTTAAAATGGAAATCAAAAAACAAATGTCTGAAGTGCTCTACGACAGATATGAACATTTGGCTAAAAAATATGCCAACAAAATTTACTCCTACTCTGAACTGTCGTATCAATACGAAGATTTATTACAAGAATTTAAAATTAAAATTTTCACCTCGATTAAATCTTACGGGAAGCGTTGGAGAAAATACAAACTTGAGGGTTATGCAAAACCAGTACCATTAAAGTATTATTTAGAAGCCGCGTGTTCAAATAAATCCAAAGATTTTATGAAGTACATCGCCCGTGAAAATTATAAAGTTCGCATGGACGATATAGAATACGATTTTGGTTCAGACATTGATACTTGCATAGTTCCGGAAGAAAACAAATTTATTTTAAACGGTATAAATTTATTGGAAGGATTGACTGGAATGAACAGAGTTGTATTCTCATTATATCTGAAAGGTTGCACCAACAAAATTATCTCCAAAGTTTATAATAATAGTGAACCAATAAAGGGAGTAATGTATAACGACGACGACCCATTCACCCCAGACGAAATAATAGAAATGCACAAAGAGTTTTTACTTACTAAGTACGGCTCTGAATTGCACCGAGAAAGAGAAATATATAGAACATATAGCCACGAAGATTGAAAATGTATTTAACAAAATAGTTTTAACAAATAAAAAATCGAACAAAATGACAAAATTAACCGCACCCACTAGCAAGAAATTGACTGCATTGGGATTCAAAGAAAAAAGCGAAGAAGAAGCAAAAACAGTTGTGAACGCCTTTCTTATCAAAAATGGCATCGAAGGTATGGAAGATGAAGAGCTTGAAACTCTTATTGACTTAGCTGAATCATTTGTTGACTTGGATGAGAATCCAGCCGCAGAAGAACCTAAAACAGAAACAGAAGAAGAATTAGAAGAACTTGCTGCTGAAGAAGAAATTCCAGCGAAGAAACCTGTTTCTAAAACACCTGCTAAAAAAACAGTAGTTGTTGAAGAAGAAGAAGAAGAAATTCCGGCAAAAAAGGCAGTAGCGAAAGCAGCCACAAAACCAGTCGCAAAAGCAGCGGTTAAAGAAGTTGCAAAATCTATCCCAAAAAAGGAAGAAGTAGTAAAAACTGCCAAAGCAACCAAACTGAATCCTAAAGATGTAGAAGAAGACCGCGTACATTTTGAGTTCTTGAAAGCGTTATTCCCTGATGAAGATTACTTGTACGCTTGGATTAGCAACGCTGGAGTTACTGTTAAATATAAAGGCAAAAACTCAAACCGTGCCGTATTGTCTTTGGAAAATGGCTCAGTAAAAGCAGATGACACTTTTGTAGCAACATTGTACTTACCAACATTCAACGGTCATGTTGACGGGTTAACCGAGAACGGAATCGACCACGAAATTTGCTGGTCTGGAGTTCCTTTTATCAAAGCATTGGATATTGACGAACTTACGGAAATATTGACAGCTTTGCTTCCAAGCATCGAAACATCTGTAAATAAACTTGACAAAAAGTTAGGTGAAAACAGAACTAAAATGGAAGAAAATTTGAAAAAGTCTGCGAAGTCAGAAGCGCCTGCTGCAAAAGCATCTGCCAAAGAAACCGTAAAACCTGCCGTAGCCAAGACAGCTGCTCCCGTGGTAGATAAGGTTGCAGCCGCTAAAGCAAAAATAGCAGAAGCAAAATCAAAAACAAAAAAGGTTGTAGTTGAGGAAGAAGAATAAAGTAAATTGGACTTTATATAATGAGAAGAGCGCTTTACAGCGCTCTTTTTTTATGCCCCAACGTTACTAATAGTATAAAGTATAAATTATAAAATTGTGTAATATGAAAGACATTGATAATGTATTAAGTCCCGAGTTAGGGGTAGCAAAAACTACTAAATTTTCAGCGGTGTACCCGATACTGAATAAATGGATGTTAGATAATTTGGATATTCAAGACAGTCGAGTTGGCAAAACAAAAGAGCTTCTTGATTTCAAAACGATGCTTACAAACCCGTATAATCGCTGCGTGGGTGGATTCGGTAGAGATATAAACATTTTCTTTTTACTTGCCGAAGCAATGTGGATATTTAATGGTAAGAAGGATGTACACTTCTTAGCGTTATTCAATAAAAAGATGTCGGATTTTTCAGACGACGGCAAAACATTTCATGCGCCATACGGTTTTAGATTAAGACATTGGGGAGTAAGAGCCGAAGATACATTTTTGGAAGAAAATATGAATGTGGCCCAAGGGCATGACCAAATTGCCGATGCGGTAAAGATATTGAATGAAAATTCAGATAGTCGACAAGTTGTATTACAGATTTGGAACCCAGATTTTGATTTAGGGGCAAAAACAAAAGATACTCCTTGTAATGATACGGTGATGTTGAAAGTAAGAAAAGGCAAGTTGATAACAACGATACAAAATCGAAGCAATGATTTGCATTGGGGGTTGCCAACGAACATTTTTCAATTCAGCTTTTTGACCGAGTTATTCGCAAATTGCATAGGCGTTGAATTAGGTACTCAAACTCATAATTCGCAAAGTTTGCATATCTATGAATGGAACGATACGGCTGAAAAAATGAAAGATGCTTTTGAAGATAGGTTATTTGAAGAAGACCATGCTAAGGAATCTACCCATCCTGAATTGTACGAAGTGTCTCATTCGCAAAAAATGGATTTCAACTTTGAGCACGAAGTTCCTGGAAATCGACTCAGGGAAGTGGACATACATTTGAATTTGATTATAGATAATCTAACTAAATTAGCAGCGGGCGAAACTGCTTCATTAACCGAGCTACAATCAGTATTGAAATTTTCTAAGTATTTGTATTTAGCGTATAATCTTTGCGCAATTTATTTGCAATACAAAAGTAATATGTCTGACGGTATGGTTGACAAAGATTCATTAAGGATAAGGGCGATAAAACAAATCGAGTCTTTCAGTTACATAGCGGGGGGAAATTCAGATACTCTAGACATTGTAGTGCTTGCTAAGAACTTTTTTGCATCAAGGTTAACTAATTACACACACGAATACTTAGGTAAATTATAATGACTGAAAGTTTATTAAATTGGGTTAAAGAAAACAAACTAGTAGTGTCGGAATCAGATAATAATGGTTCCGACATTATTACTATTGAGGGGGAGAGTAAATATCTTTACCTTAAATCTTTTGATGGGAAAATAATAGATGATGATTTCAGCTTTATTCTGTCGGATGAAGAGTATGACTTATTAGATGATAAAGAAGTAGACAACATACTTTTTGAGTTCGGAGGAAGGTTTTATTATTCTAATTTAGCAAGAGGTAAAAACAAATACAATGAATTAATTTTCAAACCGAGCTTTAATGATTTTAAGTTTCGTGGGTTAACTTCTGAACCGACAGTCATGGAGTTCTCACATTTGGGGGTTCATTCGGAATATGAAATATTAAACGGGAGCGGGGGGTGTCAACTTTGGGCTGATAAAGCAAAATTCTTAGGACATAAATTTTTAGGCATATGCGATAAAAATACATTAGCGGGAGCGTTGTCATTTCAAACTGCGTGTGAAAAGAACAAAATAAAATGTATTCTTGGAGAAACCGTCACAGTGTCTAGAGGATACGATATTGAAGCGGACATACAAGAAACTTTTGAATTAAAATTGTTTGTGTTAAATTACGCTGGCTGGAAAAATTTACTTTTGATTAATAAGGCTATAAACGTCGACTACAACGGTTTTATTCCTGATACGTTACTTTATACATACGGGGACGGGTTATGTTTGGTAATACCTAAAGAAAGTGAATTCAACTACTTTAAAGACGATAAGAAACATTGTTTCAATCTAATAAACATTTATAAGAAGTCTTTTGATTCTTTATTTTACCAAATAGATACGGTTGAATATTCGTCTTCTACATTATTTAAAAAACATTTGTCCAATATAGACACGTATATTTGTAAATACAGAAAATATTTAGACCCCATATTGATAAACGATAGTTACTATTTAGATAAAGAAAATGGCGGTTTAAAGTCAGCTCTGAACAAAATAGACGGCAGAGCCGACGCAGAAAGCGAATCTCAATTTTACAAAAGTTTTCAAGATACGGTTGAGTCTTACTCGGAATGGTTGGAAGATGTTGACGATTTAGTAGAAGTAATAGTATCTGGCGTAGAAAACTCTGTTTCATTGTCCGAGTCAGTGGAAATGAAGATTAATACAAGCGAACGAAAATTGCCGTTATTTGAAGTATCTGATGTTAAATCTTCTTTCTTTGAGCAGTTGCAAGTTGGCATCGAAACTCGGCTATCGCATTTAAGCAAAGATGAAATGAAATTGTATATGGAGCGCTTAGCGACAGAATGTAATGTAATAGTACCAAACGGTCTTTGCGACTATTTTATGATTCACTGGGACATTTGTCATTGGTGCCGTGAAAACGACATAATGGTTGGCTCGGGACGTGGTTCAGTGTGCGGTTCTTTGGTTGCTTTTTTACTGAGAATTACCGACGTAGACCCTATTAAATATGATTTATTGTTTGAACGTTTCTTGAATGAAACTCGTGTGTCGGGCGAGCGCGCTAAAAGCGCTGACAGTATGCCCGATATTGATGTGGATTTTCCTACAGAATATAGAGATAGCGTAAAAAATTACATAAAAGAAAAATATGGTCATTCATATACTTGTGTTATTGGAACGTACACAAGGATGAAACTAAAGACTTGCATAAAAGATTTTGGCAAAATAAAGGGTCTAAATTTCGACGACATGAATATGCTTACTAAAGATATTGATGATTGGCAACAAGAATCTTGGGGAGACCTAATAGAATATGCTTCTAAATCAAAGCGATTGTTTAAGTTCGTCCAGACATATCCAGAACTGGTCCACATGATTAAGTTCGCCGTATTTCAGTGCCGAGCTTCGTCCGTTCACCCGTCGGCTGTTGTAATTGTACCGAAGCAAGCTTCGGATGGAAGAGATATAGACTTATTTGAGTGGCTTCCCGTTAAGATGATTGACGGATTATTAGTATCTGAATGGGAAGGTAAGTACATGGACAAGTCCGGATTTTTGAAAGAAGATATATTGGGGTTAACGCAACTAGACAAATTTCAAAAAATAATTAAGCTCATAAAAGCGAATTATAATATTACGGTTGATACCAACGAAATACCTTTTGACGATGAAAATGTTTTTAAGATGTTTAAGCGAGGATGGAACGAGGACGTATTTCAATTCGGTACCACAGGACTGATGAGTTATTGCCGGAGCGTAAAACCAGATAACTTGGAGCATTTAATAGCAATGACAGCTGTATTTCGTCCTGGTCCAATGGAAAGTAACGCTCATCAAGATTATTCCGATATAAAAAACGGTAAAAAGAAACCTCATTACGATTTTGGATTAAAAGAGGTAACAGAAGGGACTTCTGGGTTATATATTTATCAAGAACAAATTATGAAGGCGGTTCACGTTTTAGGCGGATTGTCATTAGTCGAAGCCGATATATTGAGAACCATAATGAAAAAGAAAGACAAGAAAGCCATGGCTGCTATGTCTGAAAAGTTTATTGCCGGAGCTATATCTCGCGGGTGCCCTGAAGTTGAGGCAGGGGAAATTTGGGAAAAGTTAGACAAGTTCTCTGGATACGGTTTCAATAGAAGTCACGCTGCCGCTTATTCAATAATGTCATATTGGAGTCAATGGTTCAAAGTAAACTATCCGCTGGAATTTTGGACAACTTCTTTGCAACACGCAAGTGAGGTCGATATACCTTTCAGATTAGCGGAAATAAAAAAGATTGGCGAAGAAATTGAAATACGACCGCCAGATGTGAACTTCTCGGATCAAAACTTTACTTGTGACCATAAAAACAGACGAATATTTTTTAGTTTGACAAAAATAAAAGGCGTGGGGGAAGTTGCTGTTACTAACATAATGGAGACACGAAACAAGGGGGGAAAATTCTTTGATTTGGAAGAATTTGTCAGTAGAGTTCCGAGTAAGGTGAATAAAGGAGTCATAACTAATTTAATATTGGCGGGGGCTTTTGATTTAATTGAAGATTTTACTATGCCGTTGCAAAGGAAAATATTGTTAGTTTGGTATTTTAATCTAAAAAGAGTTCCACTACCTGATATCTATAATTCTCCAGAAGCCGATAAAAATACATTTTGGGTATTCGAGCAAAAGCGTTTGACAGGGTTTGGAGATGTAGATTATGAAACAATGATTAAAGACGCCATACCAAGCAAAAGAATAGCGGGGTTGTACATTGCGGGCGATGAGTTCAATAAAGCGAAGGAGGGCAGCGAAGTTGCTGTAGCAGGCAAGGTTATAGCGGTTAACGAGCGTAAAACTAAAAACGGGAATATGCTTTCAATAAATTTAGAAAGTAACAACTTTATGATAGGGGTTACGGTATGGCCAGATACATGGGCTGATATGTCGGAAGAAGTATCTGATCTGAACGGCAAGGTTATAGTAATCAACGGTAGAGTTAAGATGGATACATACCGAGGTCAAAAAGGGGTATTTTCTTGGGACAAAACAAAAATATATATAATATCATAAATCATGCTAAAAAGAATTTTCGAAGGGGATTATTTAAAGAGGTTGGATAATATAATCCAATGGCAAGAAGTTGACGTAATCAAGCACGAAAGCGTTTCTCAACATTCTTACAAAGTTTTAGTTTTTGCCACTATCGCGCTGGAAGATATATTTGGTAATTCCGATAATGTTGAAGTATTGAAGTACAAATTAGATGTTATTCGACAGTCAGCTTTACACGATTGGGATGAGTGTTTATTACGTAGGGATATATCGCACGAAACAAAGTACAACGATTTTAACGGCAACGCATTAAGGTCTGAACTCGATAGGCTGTCGGGGCATTTAGCAAACAAACATTTCACCGAGAAAAAACATATTGGGGATGTATCTGAATTTCCGGAAATAACTTCAGCTTCGAAAATGTTGAAAGATTATATACAAAATCCAGTGTGTGGTGTAAAAAAGTTTGTAAAGTGGTGCGACTGGCTTGCAGTCGAATTTTACGTAGTTCGTGAAATAGCATTGGGGAATGATGACTTCTTAAATAGGATTGAATATGTTCACAACAGTCAATTTGAAGCTAAAGCTGAATTGATTGAAGTATTGGCGAGTAAATTTCCCGCTGAAATGTTGAACTTTGAAAAAATAATGGAATTTTAAACATAAAAAATTTATAAAGAATGGGCAAGGAAGAAAAAGAAAGAATGACAAAGGAAACTATCGAAGAAATATTCGCGGCGGTTACGGTTATTCTCGTAAAAAAGAATTTAGATTACGGTGGGGCTTCGTTTGATTTAGGAGTTAATGGGAATATGGTACATATTTGGGACAAGGCTCGAAGGTACAGGAGTTTGGTGGAAAAACAAATGAGGGGAATCCCCGCTAATTTTGAAAGTCTGGAAGACACTCTTAAAGATATAATGGGATACGCGGTTATCGGGTTGCATATCCTTAAATCTGATATTGTGGAAGATAAACCGATATTAAAAACAAGCAACGATGATTAAATTAATAACTGTTGGAGGTACTGATTATAAATTGGTATTCGACGAGTTTAATGAAGAAGTCGATATTGATTCTTTGTTGAAAATTGATTATTCAAATTTGATTGGCGAAATAATCACGTTCCCAGTCATTGTTAATCGGTTTGGTAAATTGTTGGCTGACATGGAAGCACAAGTTTCAGAAAAGAAACTGAACGTGGACATATTTGAAGCTAAAGTGAAAGAACGTCTTAGGGTTGAGATAACCAATCAAAAAGGAGGTAAGGCGGCGACGGTGGACGAATTAAATTCAGCCATAATGTTAGATAAAGGTTTTCAAGCAATGAAGAAATCTTTTATCGAAACTCAAAAGAATCGCGACTATATCCAAAGCGTATTTTGGAGCTCTAAAGACAAATCGGGCAAGCTTGATAAATTGTCTATGAGTATGCAAACGGGGGACATTACTGATGATATGATTCAGGGCAAAGTTAATAACATTACTATTAAGAAAACTAAGAAATTAATCGGTTAATTAAAACAAACAAAAGATGGAAAAAGATTTTCGTAGCCAATTCAAAGCTACTCCTATTAAAAAATTGAAGAAGCATGTCGAAGATGACAACACTCTTATTGGCGCAAGCAATAACGAGTATTTGAATCTTGAAGATGGCAAGTCTGTAAAAATACGTATATTTCCACCACATCCTGGCAAGGAAAATTTTTACGTAGCTAAAAAATGTTACTGGCTGAGCTTCGCTAAGAGAGATGGCGATATGGGGCGCGGCGCTATTAACGATTCAAGATTGCACGGCGGAACAAAAATGGATGTTGTTGAAGAATATTCAAAAATGGCAACTAAATTTTGCGCTAAAGATAGCGATAAGCTTGACGCAATCTCTGGAGATAAAGATTCTTTGAAGCCTACTTACAGTTGGATGGCTTATGCTTCAAAAGTATCGTCCGACGAAGAATTACATCCTATGCTATGGGAATTTAAGAAAATGGTACGTGATGCAATGAACAAATTGGCGTTTTCTGAAGAAGACGATGATGCTATTGAAATCGACCCATTCACAGACCCAGACGAAGGTCTACCAATTTTGGTTAAGTATTTGAAAAGTCCAAACCGAAAAAAGGGGGAAAACTATTACGAAACTTCGTTCCCTAAAAAGAATATTGCGTATCCGTTGACCGACGAAGTGTTGGAAGCATTTATGGCTTTAAAACCATTGGATGAAATTATCGGAAAATACAATATGCGTGATTTTGACCGTGCTGTAGAAGGTCTTCAAAATTTCGATGAAACAAACGAAATTGGCTTATTTGAAAATGAAGCTTGGATTGAAAAACTTGAAGAAATTCGTTCTCAATACGACGCAGTTGAAGAAGCCGAAGAAGACAAAGCTCCTGCAAAAAAATTGGTAAAGAAAACGGTTGAAAAGGAAACTGCAAAACCTGCCGCTAAAAAGAAAGTTGTTGATGACGAAGAAGAAGAAGCTCCTGTGAAAAAATCTGTTAAGAAAAAAGCGGGTGACGAATTTGATGACATGGATAGGGAAGAATTGAAGGAATATATTGCCGAAAACGAACTTGATGTTCGGGTAAAAAAATCCTTTGAGGACGATGAAATTCGCGAGCTCATCCGCGAAGCTATTATTGCCACTGCCTCTGATAACGCACCTGAAACAACTAACGATGAGTTTGATGACATGGACAGAGAAACTCTGAAAGAATATATCGCCGAAAACGATTTAGATGTTCGGGTTAAGAAATCTATGGTGGACGAAGAAATTCGTGAAGCTATCCGTGAAGCAATTGGCGGTGAGGGCGACGCTCCGGAACCTGATGTTGAAGAACCAGAAGAAGTTAAGCCAAAAGCAAAAATGTCTTTGAAGGATATTCAAGACAAATTGGCAAAAAGCAAATAATTTGTAACATTCTAAAAATTGAGGGTTGTTAGAAATAGCAACCCTTTTTTATAAAAAAATATATGGCTAACATAACAGACGATATAATCAAAAGATTTAATAACGAAGACGTTATTAAGCTATCTGATAAAGATGGCTTCAAGGAGATGAAGAGTTGGGCTCACACTGGTAGTTCAGAGCTGGACTATAATCTAAGGATAATGGGATTCCCCACAGGTATAATCGAAATTGCCGGACCGAGTCGTTCTGGAAAGACCACACTTGGTTTGACAGGTATGAAACATTTTTTAAAAGAAAATCCTGAGCTTGGGGTTGCTGTTATATTATCAAGTGAAAACCGAGATAGTAAAGAATACGCAGTTCAGCTTGGAATTAACCCGAGCAAGATTATCGTTATGAAGATACGGTATGTTGAAAAAATGTTTATGATGGTTAAGAAATTATTGGATGATGTTGATGCGTTATTCAAAGAATATAAAATGGGAGAACCAAAGTTTTACTTTCTGTGGGACAGTTTAGGAGCTACATTGAGTAAATCTGAGTTAGACACTATGGAAGAAAATACCGACACTTTATCAAAGAAATTTATTAAGGGCGACGATATAACTGAAATGAAGCACGAAAAGATAGGGGCGTTTGCTAAACCAGCGAAAATGTTTGCTAAATTTTTGATGGGTGAAATGTACACTAGGACAATTCATTTTGTTATGTTAAACCATCAATACGACACTATCGCTGGGTTTGGACAACATTCTAAGAAAAAAAGTACGGGCGGCGAATGGGTTGAACTTTTATCAACATTACGTTTAAGCACTACAATAGGGAAGCACGAGAAAATTGACGATACAGAAGTAGCTCAAGTTACTTATGTGAAAGTAGTCAAAAATGATTTTGGCAGCAGGCAAGAAACTGCCATAAGAATATTGCTCGGTTATGGTATAATTCTTTCAGAAGAAGACATTGAGTTCGCATTGGACAACGGTATATTGAAAAAAGAAGGCGCTAAAAAAATTACTTATTTAGGAGATAAAATGAAGTGGACTTCGGTTCGCGAATTGTTTGCTCTTTACGACACAAACAACAAAATGATTCCAGTACTGCACGCTCAAATAAGGAAAGCAAGGAACAAAGAACTTTTGGCGTTGAAAGCTAAAATAGAAGAAGATTTTGAGAAAAAATAATTGATATGAAAAAAGCGATAGGAGTTTTTGCAACCGACCTGCATTTGACAAAGGATAATGGTGAATTAGTTAAAGACATAATCGGGCAACTTATTAACGTTTGTCATCAATACGGGGTAAAGCACATCTTCGATGGGGGAGATAACTTTACCAACCGTTCAGGTCAACCGTTATCGACTCTTACCGATTTTCAAGACATTATAGACATGGTAGAAGAAGACGGGTTAACTATGCACATTATACCAGGAAACCACGATAAAACAGACCCAAATTCTCGAAAAAGCTATTTAGATTTATACCGACGCAGCGGAACAAAAGTTTACGACCGAGCCGACGGCATATTGGTAGGCGGGGTATGCGTTTATTTTGTGCCGTATTTCGGAGAAGAGAAATGGCTTGAAGAATTTGAAACGTTAAATATAGATGTTGAAGAAACAAACTTTTTGATAACTCATATAGGGTTTGACGGCGTTCGTAACAACGACGGTTCACTAGTAGAGTCATCGATTAAACCATCAATGTTCAAAATGTTTGACAAGGTTTTAATTGGCCACTACCATGACGCTTCAAAGCTCTCTGAAAATGTCATTTATACGGGTTCGGCATATCAAAATAACTTCGGAGAAAACATAACTGACAAGGGGTTCACCGTCTTGTATAGCGATGGTTCAATTAAGTTCGTTCCTTCTAAGTTCCCTAAGTATATCAAAGAAGTAATCGAAGTCAAGGACAAAGAGTCAACCCGAAACCTTATGGAGAAATATGACGGAGAAAATTATGACCACGTCAGGTTTTTGTTTAAAGGTAGTAAGGTTGATTTTGCTAATATTAATACAAGCGAAATACACAAGCTTGGAATTGATATAAAATTTGAGTCAACAGAAGAAACAGAAGCGATTGAAATGTCTGAGTCAGAAAGCGTATTATTGTATGACAAACAAAGCGTTATGAAGGATTTCATAGCGTTCTCCAAACAACAATCAATAAGCGGTAAGCAATTAGTTTACGGCATGAAATTAATCAAAACTTTATAATCATGTGGAGTCCTATCAAAATTGAAATAAGAAATTTATTTTCGCACAGAGACAGTACATATGTATTTCGTAATGGGGTTTGCACTGTTATATTCGGTCACAATGAAACGGACCGAGCCATGGAAAATAACGGCTCCGGAAAATCGACATTGTTCGAGGGTATTGGCATTGCTTTGACTGGGGACGATTTGAGAAACTTGGGTAAAGACGCGTTCATAAACTATGAATCTGAAACCTGTGAGGTTGACTTGGAATTGGAAAATAAATTCCTGAACTCCACATTGAGGATATATCGCAAATTTATACGCGGTAAAACCACATTGTTGACGTTATGGGAAAACGGCGAAATAAACAAGAAGGTGGTTTCAACCAACGAAGCCAACAAGCGAATATTTGAGCTTTTAGGGATAACCAAAGAAGATTTGTTGAGGTACTTCATAATAGACCAAGACTCAAAGTTCTCATTTTTTACGGCTAATGATTTAGACAAAAAAGAAATCATGAACCGTATTACATCAGCTGATATGATTAACCCAGCAATTGAAGAACTTGTTAAACGGAACAAGGAATATAAAGCATTGCTAGACGGTGTAAATTTAGAGACGGATAAACTTATTGCTAAGGTGGATTTAATTGATGAGCAAAAAGCGGAGCTGGAATTAGAGGACACTACTGCTGAAGATATAAAGGAACTTGAAACCGATAAAAAAACTAAGCAAGAATCAATGCGTTTACGCATGGAAGAAAACGGGCGTCTTGATGAAGATGTTAAGTCGAAGCAAAAAGATTTTGAAACTAAAAAGGTAAGCATAGAAGAAAAAACTAAGCTCAAAAAAGAAAGCAGTGACAAAGTAAAAGAATTGAGCGATACGGTAAAAATAATTCGTACACTCAAAAACGAGCTTGAGGAAATAATAACTTGCCCTCATTGCAAAAAAGATTTCATACTCAATTCGGAATACCAGTTAACAATTCCGGAAGCTAAAGAGCTTCTTGCGCTAACAGAAAAATTGAAGCTTGCTATTGAGGCTGACTTTCTTGCCATAACTAAAAAAGAAAAAGCTATTCAAGAACGTCAAGAAACAGCCGACGACATAACTGAAGAAATACGTGTCATCCAGCGAAAAAACAAGCGAAATACTGAGGAAATTGATTACGAAGCGAAAGAAGTTTATAAGATTCAACAAAAGATTAACGCGCTCAAAGCTTCAAAGAAAGACAATAAAGCGTTGAAGTTGCTAAACGAAAAGCTGTCCGAAATAAATGCTGAATTGAAATTAAAGTCCAAGGAAGCCGCAGGATATAGCGATGAGTTGGAGATGATAAGCTTTTGGCAGTACAATATGGGCAAATCAGGGTTCCTTACTTATTTAGCAAACAAGAGCATAAAGATAATCGAGGGGATGACAAATAGCTTCCTAAAGAAGTTCGGGGTTGACACGTCGGTTCTAATCAATGGGTTCAAGATATTGAAGGACGGCTCGGTGCGGGAGAAGATAGACGTGTTTGTTCAAAACGACGGAATCACTCCCCAAGTATTTAAGGGCAAGTCGGGCGGTGAACGCGGGCGTGTTCAAGTAGCGGGTATTTTAGGAATACAACATTTGATTAACCTTTCGACCAATGGTCTTGGGTTAAATCTTTTATTGCTCGATGAAGTATTTCCTGGGGTGGATTCTATGGGTCAAGAGAACATTATAAAAATCTTAGAAAAAATGGGAATTACTATTTTGATGATAACCCAGACGGTCTCTGAAGGTTTCAATAATGAGAACGCTCTGTATGTAAAAAAAGTTGACGGAAACAGTTACTACACGGAGTTACCAAAGTTATTAGTTTAAGTAAGTAAAACTAATAAAATGGAAAACAAAGACCGAGCTAAGTACTTTAATGATGATAAAATCATAGCAATAGATCCTGGCAAATCAGGTGGAATTGCTATATTTTCATTGACCCGAAACAGCATTATTGAGGTTGCTAAGATGCCTGAAACGATGCAAGATTTATACCTATTTTTTAAACTTTATTGTCAAAATTCAGTTTGTTTTTTGGAACGAGTTGGCGGGATGCCAGGAATGGGTGGAATGCAGATGTTCAACTTCGGTCAAAACTTCGGACATATTGAAATGGCTCTTATGTCACGCAAAATTCCTACCGTGGAAGTTACCCCACAAAAATGGCAAAAACACTACCAATTCGGCGTCAAAGGACATTCATCTACAAGCCAGTGGAAGAATAAATTAAAGTCCAGAGCGCAACAATTATTCCCATCTCAAAAAATAACCCTAGACACTTCAGACGCAGTCCTAATAATGGAATATGCGAGAGTGACAATCCTTCAAAATAAATAGATATGAAATTTGAATGTTCAAACCCTGATTGTGAAAGATTAGGCAATGTGGTAGAAGAAGTGAAAGTGGTTTTCGTGTACGTTGGTATCGAATCATTGCCGAAATTATTTTGTTATAAGTGCGGCAAAAGGATGACAAATATAACTGAAATCCTGCCTCTCTCAGACAAAAATATTCAGTTTGGGGCTATCGCATCAATGTCTAAAGAAGATAAGGTAAAAGTCTTAAGAAAGCGAACCCATAACCATTTCAACAAAGAGATACGTGACCGAAAGGAAGGATTAATGGGGCAAGCTATCAAAGAAATGAAAAGGGGGGTTAAATAATGAATTTAGAAAATACTATTTTTAAAGCAACATTTGATTATCGTGTTAAGTTAGTAAATGATTGGATACGAATTATTAAAACAACCGAATGCCAAAAGCGGGAAGAGGCTTTCAAAATCGTAGTCTTCAAAATGATGAAGGACATTGTTAAGAAGAATATCAGCAATTGCTTAAATCTGTTAAACGGGGCAGGTAAGCAAGATATGCCGGAACGTGATGAGTTGATATCGGAATGTTACATAATCTTCGACAAGTGCTTATCAAAATACAATATTGAAAAAGGTAATAACTTTTATTTTTATTACAATAAATCAATATCTCGACACTTCTTCAAATACTACCAACGAGAATGTCAAAGCCTATCGGTTGAGTTGACAGATGCTATTTCTACAACACACCCAAAATTACACTGCAACTCAGAACCTGACTTAATTGAGGCTCTTATGCATCACTTCCATTTTACCGAAATAGATAAGCGAATTACTCGCTCAAGGTTACAAGATAAAAAGATATCTGAATTTCTTAAAGAAAATGCAGACGTTACTTGCAATCAATATTCGAGAAGCTTACAAAAAATAAAAGAGACATTAAATTATTATAAAGAAACGGGGGAATTATGAAAAATATTGAAGCGATAAATCGATTAACAAATGAAGGTTATGTAGTATTGCAAGCGCAAGTACTTAACAATAACGAATACATTTATTTGTTATGCCATAAGTTTACAGAATCAACACAAAACAATGTAGAATCGGTTGAATATTGCGTTGCTGACGGTATAGACATTACTTCATTTTTGGTTAGAAATTCGATTAATCCAAATCTAACTAACTTCTTATCAAATTTAAACCAAATAGTTACGGATAGCGCGGTTATGAGGTTGCAGTTCTCTAAAAATACTAAATGGGTAAAATGGTCGTCCGCGTCGAAAATTTAATATGACACCGAGCAAAAATCAAATAACAATTTATAAGGCATTCCAAGACACTGATGCTAACATAAACATTTCAGCAGTTGCAGGTTCGGGTAAAACCACTGTGCTGCTGGAATTGTTAAAGTTTGTTCCTGAACATAAGTCTGCGATATTTTTAGCGTTCAATAATTCAATCATAAACGAATTAAAAGAGCGTTCTGAAAGGAAAGATGTTGACATTATGACCTTGCATAGTTACGGTTGGCGTATGATATTATCCAGATATGGGGGGAAAGTGAAAATGAACCCAAATAAAGCAATATCTAAGATTGAGAAGGTAATTAAAAAATTTGAGGAAATACGTGAAAACAAGAAGGGGTATTACTTTTATATAATACCAAAGATTGTTGATTTGATGCGTTGCAACTTGGTAGAAAGTAACATTGAAGTTGTAACTGCATTATGTGAACAGTATGACCTGAACGTTGGCGAAACTGAAGTTAACGTAGCGATAGAAGTATTTGAATTAATGAATAAGGATAAGAACCAATTCGATTTTATGGATATGATATATCAACCAGCCGTTGACGCAACATTGAGGTTCCGTAAATTTGATTATGTATTTTGCGATGAAAGCCAAGACTTCTCATTGGCTCAACATGCTATTATAAAAAATTGTTTAAATAGAAGGGGGAGATTGATAACGGTGGGAGATGAACGTCAAGCAATTTACGGCTTCGCGGGGGCAGACGCAGGAAGCTACAGTAAACTATCGGCTTTAAACGGTGCCGCTATCAAACTCCCCCTTTCCGTTTCATACCGCTGTGCTATAAATGTGGTTAAAGAAGCTCAAAAAATAGTTCCAGAGATAAGTTGGGCTCCGAATGCAAAAGAAGGTTCGGTTCGTGACGGAAGCCTTACTGAATTAGAATATGGCGATTGGATACTCTGTCGTAATTTGAAGCCGTTGATACAAACTTATCTTTGGTTGATGAAGAACAAAATAAAGAGCAAGGTGAGGGGTAAAGATATCGGTGAAGGTATATTGCTTCTTATATCTAAAACTGGTGCTAAGAGCATCGGGGCATTGCTTAGGATGATGGATATTGAACAAGATAAGTTGTATAGAAAACTTGAATCTCGGGGGTTCCGAAACCCTTTAATGCATCCAAAGATGGAAGCGTTAATGCAACGCATAGAAGTTATTGGGTATTTGTGCGGAGAAGTTGATAACGTGAAACAATTGACAGCGCTGATTGAGGACATATTTTCAGATGAGGTAAAAGGCATATTGCTAAGCACTATCCATAAAGCAAAAGGTTTGGAGAATGATACAATATTTTTTCTTTGCCCTGAGCTTATCCCGTCGAAGTTTGCAACGTTACCTTGGCAACTTGAACAAGAGCAAAATCTTAAATATGTGGGGATTACTAGAGCGCGTGAGAATTTGATTTATGTTAATGGAAGTATGTTTTTAGACGACATTACATCCAACGTTATTATACAAAAATAGAACGTTATGAATAAACCAAGACCTGAAGATTACGGGTTTGACTATATGAGT